AAAACAAGATCCGCGTTCTTGCATTCAAACGCCTCTATTGTGAGCTTGACCCTGTTTTTAGCGGCGAGATCATCGGCATCCAGAACAAGAATGTACGGTGAGGAAACCTGCCGGTTTCCGAAATTCCTTGCCTCAGACCTTCCGACATTTTTTTCCATGCGAAACACTTTCACGCGGGGATCGTCCATCACGTGCTTTCGGGCAATCTGATAGGTCCAGTCCTTCGAACAATCATCCACGACAATAATCTCGACCTGTTTAACACTTTGCTCACGACAGGAGAAAATCGCCTTGGATAAATACCGTTCAGCGTTGTAGGCGGGGATCACGAAACTCACCCGGGGTTTCATGCGACCACCTCCAAAGCAACAGGAAGCAGGGAATACACCCTCTCTTTGAACGGTTTTGGATCCACAATCGAAAGACAATGATCCTTTGCCTTCTGGTTAAATCCAAGGATGGCTGTTTCCCGTATCTTTTCGTACAGTTCTTTCTTAAAAGCATCCCAGGACTGGTCAGGATCAATATACCCGCAATAGGGAGCCTGAATGTTTGAGATCACATTTCGCCCATTCAGGTGCGCGATTAAAACAGAGTCGTCAACGGTCGAAAACCGGTAGAAATGCAGAAGACACGAATAGTCAACTGCTTTCCCGGCATTAACCCCGAACTTGACGTGCGGCAAATCAGTCGGTAGGTCTTTAAGCAGATCAGTATAGGACTCATCCGCCAGAACCAATACCGAGAACTCTTCCGGCAACGTTGTCGCTGCCTTGGCTGTATTCTCCTCGTCTATCGGGAGAACAACCACGTCCGCCGTAATCCCCAGTTCGGACAACTTGTTCTTCTCGTACTCGGTCCCGCACCAGTTGATAACTCCTTTGGCGATACGGATCGTTTCCGTCACCACAGAGTATTTCGCTTCCGAAAGACCAGGGATTTCACCAGGCAGCCAATACTGGATCTTCACCGTTTCCTTGGGGATTCCCTCAAAACGGCTCAAGAAACCATATCCGATGTTAATGAGAACCTTGTATTTGTCCGGGCTGATCCCTGTCTGCTTTACGAAATCTCCACCAAGGATCCTGGCAATAGGAATCGCCCGTTCCCTGTAATTCATAGAATACACGCCGATATCCCGATTGACGATCCCATGTTTAAGGCGAACCCGATTGATCGTTTCTTCCCGTTTACCCGCACTCCAGTGTTCCGACGATATTCCAGAATCGAGAGAACCCACCGTAAATCCGGGACCAGGGATAAACGCGCCTTTAAGCCCACGCTCCACGGCGGTCAACCAATAATCCCAATCCTGCGCGGCTGGCAATGACTCGTCCCACGTGTGCGCCTTTCCGCGCTTGATGGGAGACATGGATGAGATGTAGTTCCCGCACGTGAGGCTGTAGGCATCAAACGACTCCGATTCTAACCCCCCGCGTTCATTAGACAGTTCGTACCCTGTGTAGACAAAATCCGCATCAGGGACCGCATCGAACTCTTCAATCCACCGTCTAGCGGTATGCGGCTTGATGTAGCAATCAGAATCCCAGAACACGACATAATTCCCGGTCGCCAGTTCCAACCCGGCATTGCGGGCCTTGCATGCCCCGCCATGCTCAATGACAAGCGTAATCACCTTAAAATCAGCGCAGACAAGCTGTAATTCCTTGTCCTCCCCGTCAAAGACACAGATCACTTCGATCTCCTTTAGAGAAGAATCGAAGATGGCCTTCAGACAGTTACGGAATACGTCCGCTGGTTTCTTGTAGACTGGCAATACGAACGACAGAACCGGCTTAGACATTCTTCTCTCCTATTGGCAATGAGGCATCCCGCCCCATGTTGCTCCTACGAATCCTCCGGTAGAAACGAGAAGAACAAATCCCCCTCTTCCTGTTCCTGAAGAAATACAGACCGTAGTTTGAGTGCAATCGCTACACGCCACCATCTGACCGAAAGCGTCAGGAGTCAGCGCGTTGATCTGTGCGAGGGTTTTAGACCCAATCACGATCTTGGTCGCGCTGATTGACCCAGAAGACCTGGGTTGCGCGGCATAACACAAAGAACCGATCCCAACAGCAATTCCAATAGCCACCAGTAGTTTTCTCATTTGTACACCTTCCCCACCAGGGCTCTGATGGCGGCGTCCATGGATGGATTCGCCGTAACAATGGCCTGACAATAAGTGTCAATCGTCGCCGCCGTGGTTCCATCCTCAAAAACAGGTCTTATAGTTTGACCCGTCGTTGCCCCATCGGATATCTGTATTTCCGCAAAGATGTTCGCTCCGTCATAGGCCATTCCGACAACTCTTACTTGACTAGGCATAAACAGCCTCCTTTACAAATTTAGAGAATTCGTGCTTGTACTTCTGAACGACATCAGGTTCTTTTGCATTTTCGTCTCTTTTAAATTCAAACGTTCCAAAGATCTTTGAGCTTGGTTCCAGGGTGACGCGCGGATGCTGAGAAGCCAGTTCTTCAATCACGTGATCTGCCGAATTTACATACTGCGTCTTGAGGCACAGCTTCATCTTCTCCAGTCTCCGTTTGTAGGACTTCAATTCGCAGAAATGCGATACGTTAATTCCAGAATCCCGCACCACGAAGGGATACTTCGAGAACTCGGTTCCAAAATGCTTCGTACTTTTTCCCGTTATATTCGAATGGTAAAAATCCTCGTTTTGAGACCCATATCCACCGAAATAATTCAAATCGAACTTCCGGGCGTGGATGTTCTTCCATTTGTCGCACCGTCCTTTGCTGATAACCGTGTGAAAATCACCGGCGAAACTCGTGACGTTCGTCCACCACGCCAAAGCGTTATCCGCCATGGCCTCGATAGCCTCCGGGTTTGTCACCACCATGTCCGGGTGATAGAAGAAACAGGAGTCGCCTGTGGATTTTCGGATGCAGACATTAAACGCCTCGTTATAGGCTTTCGTGTCGGACGGATGAAACGTCGGGAAATCGATAATCGTCAGCTTTTCGTGAGCGTACTTGTCCTTGACGTGGTGCAGGAGTTCCCGGGTTCCGTCCTGAGACTCGGAATCCAGCGCATAGATGAACTCGTGCATCTGGTCCAAACACGACAGGATCGAGTACCCGATCCACGGAGCCTCATCTTTGACAGGGGCGATGACAGAGAGTTTCATGCCACGGCCTCGATATTAAGAGAAACAGAATGTCCGGAAATCGTGTCAACGAGGTGAGAACAGTCGTTAATCCCATACGGCATATCTTTGATCCTTTTGACATCCGAAAACCCGGCCTTTGTCACCAGAGTCGCAAGCCTGGCAAACGTGAACGGGGCATAATGAAACGCCAGGTCATAAATCTGATCGCCGTAAAGCATGTTCGCAATCCAATCCGTCAACCCAATGGACAAATAATGCTTAATCATCACGTCAAAATCAGGAACAGCGATGTACGCCTTTGATCCACGCTTTAAAACCCGCCGCCACTCTTTCAGGACAGACAGGGTTTTCACATGCGGAAAATGCTCCAGAATGTGAGAGCAATAAATCTCGGACACTTCCCCGTCCTTAAACATCGACAGATTTGAGGCGTCCGCCCGAATATCCACGCCTTCCCCTTCAAAGAGATCGACGTTTAAAAACCCGTCAATGTGCGTCGTGCGCCCTCCAATTAAAAGACGAATAGCCCCCGCAGGGCTAAGGACCCTAGAAACCTCAACCGCTACGGGGGCTGTCGTCATTTGCTTAGAGTTTTTCGTGCCCGAAATAAATGCGACCAGCCGACGGATTCAGAGCCGCCGCCGCCGCATATACTTTATAGGCCACCGTCGAGAACTGATTGAACGGGTCAGACTTATCAGGTCCGCGTCCGATAATCATTTCAACGTTGCCATTCAGGGTCGAAAGACCAAACGCCTGCTGTCCGAACACAAACACCATGTTCACGGAGTGAGCTGTCACCGCATAGCGCGGAGCTTCCGTCGAGGAGATAAGGCGGATGCCTTCCACCTGTCCGGTTTCACCCTTGTACATGGTTTCTTTGGAGTTCTGGTACTGGTTCCAGTTCTGCCACGACGGGTCCGTCCGAAGCGTGGTGTAAGCCTTCGGATGCGAATACCCGACGAAAAGACCGTCCGCCATGGGGCGGGCGTCTCTGGAACGAAGAGCATCCACCGTCTTTCTGAGTCCAAACATGCCGACGCGAGCCGACACGGAAGGAGCCGTTTTGCTGACGGCAGACAACCGAGTGCAGGACGTCCCGAACACCGCCGGGAATTGGAACTGGCGGCTGGAGCCGCTGGTCCCGGTAATGGCGCAGAAAGACGAAACGTTTGCCGACATAAATGCCGACAAGACAACGCTCGTCTGATTCGCCGCGATGTTGTTCTTA